CATCAGTCGGATCTGAAATTATAAGCTTATTCTTTATCCATATCTTCATCTTTTTTATCCCTCCATTTTTCACATTCCGGATCCGGCGCATCCATGCACCAACCATAGGGGCAGTTATGGCAGTGATCATCCCTATTTTCATTAAAATCTTCCCAGGATGTTGCCCAGATATGTACTAAAACGCACAATAATGCAAATGATATACAGAAAATAACAATCATGATTCCCCCTTAATCCTTTTTGTGGCAGCAGGGGTAAGCCCCATACCCATACTCGCTATAAACCGATGCACAGACAGATCCTCATATTTATCATACAGATCATTAAAGCACTTATTAAACGGTTTAAAATTACCGGAAGTTACTGCCTCCCGGTAATTCTTCCAAATAGTATTCATACAATCATGCAAAGCCTTATCCAGATCTTCTCCATTCATTTAATAAACTCCTTCCCTTCTACGCTTTTTGTATTCTTCCACTCTTTCAGGATTATCTTTCCGCCAGCTTTGCTGCCTGGAATAGCATGCCTCTTTTCGCTCATCCGATAGATTTTGATAGGCCTTTTTTTGTTTTGCAGAGTTTTTAATCCTGCACTCTGCACATCTGCACTTGCCATCTTCTGCCGGCTTACCACAATTCACGCATAGCCCCTCTGCACGATATCTTGCGTATGTTTTTTTTGCTGATCTTTTTATCTGCTCCTTGCGTTTCTCTTTCGCATCCGCAATCCTGCGCCTTTCTCTTAATACTTCGCTATATTTTATTCTATATTCACGCTGTTTTATGCGCTTTATGTGTAAGCATGTTTCACATCGCACATACCCGGGCTTTACAGGATCCCCACAAGACTTGCATAAACCATGTTCTTTTCGCCATGCACGTATTTTTTCCGAACTCATTTTTTAGTCCTCCAACAGAAATAATGGCCGCCATGCTGATAAGCTTTTGTACCATAAGGCAAATACCCGGAAGATGCAAACCACAATACATCATAATCAAGGCGCTCATAGATCTCCATTTCTACCGCATCCATACATTCTGTGCTGTATGTATAAGCTTTATAAAACTGATTATCCTGATACACTACCCCGTGCACAGTATTCGGGAAAGCGGGGCTATCTACCCTGTTAAGGATCGTATCCACCACCAGCCGCTTACCTATCATATCTTCATAAGCAGCCTCGGACATTACCACACGCGCTATCAACTCCTTATCATTATCAGATAACTCTGTTTCAATCGCCCGGGGTACCACCTTTTGTACTTCAACCGTTACCACTTCCTTAACAGGTACTTCTATGCGCTCAATCTTTTCCACTTCCTGTATCTGTGTTATAACTACCGGTTCCGGTGCATTATTCATTTCTATCAGTGATCCTAAGCACATACCGAAAAGCAGAACTCCTGTGCCTAAACATGATGCAGTAAATATCTGAAAAGCTGTACTTTTATCCATTTTGCTTACCTCTATGTTTTGCCTGCCAAACTAAAACTCGCGCATAGCATTTCTGGCATGTTTTAGCACCAGGTGCCGCCGGATTCTTCGCACAGATACCACATAAGCCTTTTCCTTTACCCAGCATCCTGCGCTTTGCCTGCGCTGCCTTAAGCTGATCACGTCTGTGCTGCTTTTTTTCTTCAGGTGATAGGCATTTCTCCGTTAAGATCGATTCTTCCATACTCCTTTAACCTCCTATATTTAATTAAATATATGTGGTCATTATATTTAATCGCTACATATGGTTCCTCATTTCCACACTGCAGCCATTTTTCAAAAGCGCAGATCTGATTATCTTCCAGCCGGGTATAAGGGAAAATATGTTTAGCTGATGTTTTGCAATCAAAAACCATGCAGCTTTTTTCCTTACACGCTATTACATCAAACGGCTGGCCGCCGCTGACAGAAGGTGATAGAAAGTGCGCCCACCATCCCTTGCTTGCCAGCAGCTCACAGAACTCTTTTTCAAAGGCTGTGCCCAGCTTCTTATTATTCATCCCCAAGGCACTTCCTCATCTATTTCAGGAGGAACATTAACCGCCGGCGCTGCGGATGCACCATCACTGCTGCTCTTTTCAGGTTCCTTCCAAGGCGGCAATGATGCCTGCTTATCCTTTGATACAAACCATGCTATTATTGCATTTACATTGCCTTTGTATTCTTCATGCTTAACAGTGGCTGCACCTACCTTACCTACCCAGTTTGCCAGGTTAAACTCACCCTCCGGGATATCCTTGAAACTATCAAAAAACTGGGTTAAGCTGCGGTTTGTGATCTCCGGGCGGTCCGGCAAAAATACGATATTGTGAAATATCTTACTATTATATCCGGATACCTCAAACTCGAAAGCCAGCATCTGCTTGCCTGTTTTAGCTACCTTTTTTTCTGCCGATTTAATACGGATCCTGTGCGTTCCCTCCGGAATAGGCTTAAACGCCATGCTTTCATCCCTCTGATAATTCCACTCACTCATTTTCTTTTTCCTCCTTTTTCTTTACATTAAAGCTTATAAATTCTTCAACCAGACAGCCTTTTCTGGCATCAATCTGGTTTTTCGCATAAATACTCTGTGTAGGTGCCATCATGATGCCATGTACACCATCCTTATTTACCATAATACGACCTACTACATCACACAGCCCACAAATATTATCTACTATTTTGGGGCTTACCCGGGGTACCAGCTGTGAATATGATGATCCATCCGCCATAACTATATTTCTGGTATCTTCCCATGCAGTCCAGATCACATTCGCACCCATATTTTTCATATATCTTAAGCTGTTTACCATCATAAACTGCATATACTGATAATCAGCCTGCGCCGGTACGCCTTTATTTTTCCCCTGTGCTCCCAGATCTGATAAGATACATCTTTCAAGCTCGCTGATATTATCTACCGCGATATTCTTGATATTATTTTCTCGGATAAACTTAAAGTTATCGGCTCCCAGCTCCTTAAGCGTTTCGGTCCATGCCGCATAGGTTCCGGGTATGATCACATTACCATCTTTTTCCATTCTGGATCTGTTCTCGATTTCCACCACCATCAGCTTGCTTGTGTCTTTGACCACCTCACCTTTTGCAAGCGTTTTTCCTATGGTCCTATCCACATCAAGTACCAGCGTATTACCTTCGCTTGCTTCGGATATCACGCCGATTGCCGTAGACTTACCCACACCAGGCGCACAGTACAGAAGTGCTGTAAAAGGTGCAGATATACATTCATCAATCTTCTTCACATTCATAGATACACTCCTTTCTATTATTCCATCTGTTAATCAACAAACTACGCAACATAGCATAATTCTTGATACTATAGTGGTCAAAATCCTTAAGCTCCAGATCACAGCGCTTGCATTCCATGCTGATCATAGCGCTGCCATTCTCTTTTAAAAGCTCTTCGTATTTATCCTTTTTGCTGATTACAAGCCTGTCATTTTTGCCGCAGATAGGGCAAGGCTTAAGCTTAACCTCGACCATTTGTGTAGGTCCTAAAGGTTCTTCAGAAGTCGCAAAATACCAACTCATTTTCGTTACCCACCTTTCTTTCTTCACTCTTAATAAAATCAATGTATTGCTGCCCGGGATCATAATTCAGGCAAATGCTCGCATATTCACACCGCCTGTTATACGCATTGCAGTGGCACGTATTGCGGTAGAAGTGACCACAATGAGTAATGGTATCACATATCATCATAAACTCATCTTCAAACTGCGCCACCTCTGCATCCGTGCGCTCAACTATAAATAACCTTATCTTTTCTTCCGTATCCTCATCATACCAAGCGCACATCCGATTCCAGAAATCTTCTTCGGATTCATCTTTTTTAATGCGGATCGTAGGCTTCTTGCATACGGTATAATATACCTTGCGCATTCCGGTTAAACTCATATAAGCCAATACCTGCTCATCCCACAAAAGGTTATACTCATATTCGCCGCCTTCTTTGATATCCCTGGATGTGGTCTTATGCTCTACTATATAGCCATCATCCGTAAGCCCATCTACAAAGCCATGCAGGATATGATCACCTATCTGCTTTTCCAGCTCCTTTTCTGCAGCGATTACATGTAACTGCGGAAGAATATACTTTTTGTAAGCATGCGCCATTGCAGATTCTTTTGAATAATCAAAGATAAAATCCTCGCCCTTTTCCATCATTTCAAGGTATTTATGGTACCTTTTGCCGATTTCCAGCGATTCCGCAGGCTTTACCGGGATAAGATCTTCAAGATATTTAAGCTCATAAGCCTTACGGCAAGCTTTAAATGTCTTGATACGCGTGATTGATGCTCTCATTCTTCCTCCTTTCTTTCACATAGATTCCTGATCTTTGCCTCGGTAAGCTTTGATGGCTTCTGCTTGCCGTTTTCAACCGTCTGCCAGGTTGAATAAGCTACACCAGCCTGCTCCGCTGCGGCTCCCTGGCTTAAATTATTCTTCGCCCGGTAGTCCAACATTATCTTTTCCAGCTTTTCCATCCTACACCTCCTTTCCATCTGTTATGATATCATAAATGGTACAATATGTCAAACAATTTTATATTTATATATATATTATTATTTATTTATGTATATTTTCCTTTATGTATAAAAGTGAATATAATGTAGGATATGAAGGATATATATAAAAAGTGTTTAATAAAAAAAATTGCTATAGGGGTTTATTATATTCGGGCTGTTTATCCTACATCCTACACGCGTAAGATACATAATAAGGCAGCGCACTATCCATCTTGCCATAATCGATAACCTGGTATTTATCCTTATCCAGATCCAGCGCGAATGCCCATGCCTGTGCCTGTGTTGCAAAATACTGTGTGATCATTTTTCTACCTCCTTTAATATACTAGATACCTTTATCCATTCTTCCTCACTGATACCGCCGCAATCATATTTCTCCTGCAGATTCATCAAGCACTGTATTAAATAGCGCTCATTATGCCAGCCGGAAAACAGATCATTGTGCGATATAATCGGATCATCCTTAAGCTCAAACTTCCAATCAATCCACTTATCAAAACTATCATAATTTACTTTATAGCCGCGCTTCTCCATTTCTCTTGTAACTTCCGATACATACCAGCAAAAATGCCACATTGAATAATCCATGATCTTATTCACAAGCAGGTGATTCGGTGTGCCCTTCACTACAATATTCTTTGCTATCAAGCAACATTCGCGCCACTGCCCCAGCAACTGCTGCCGGGGTAAAACCGGGATAAGGTCCTTATGCCATAATCTCATATTTAATTACCTCCTTTACCTTTCATTTCCTTGGGGACCTTCTTCCACTCTGCCATTGTTATCGGTCTTGTGTGGTTTTCTTTATTCTCACAACACTTTTTTCTTTCATCCTCTGAAAAGAAACTTACAAGCTGTAACTTGCCCCCTTTCAGTAATTCAACTCCGAAATATCTTCTTGTCTGCATCATATCCATTCTCCTTTCTACGGGGGCTTACGCCCCCTTTTCATTTTATGCATCCCACTTTATTTGATGCTCTTCCATGTACTTTTCATAAGCCTTTATCATTGTCTTATTGTAGAATACATCCTGCTTTGCTCTTACCAGTGCCCTGCCATATGCTTCAAATATATTATGGTGTAATGTTTCAATCTCAAATTCTACTGATTCCATGCAAGCCTTTAAACTAAAATCATATTCCATATTGGTTACCCTCCTTTGTTTTATCTGATTACATAATATCATGTTATTCATATATTGTCAAACATTTTTATATATTTTCATATATTTTTTTTAATAAAAAAAACACCCCCGGAAAATCAATTCCGGGGATGCCTCCGTAAAAGATAAGGTGGGTAACCCTATATCCTATTACAGCCAGATTTTAGCATATATTATTCCGCATTGTCAAACAACTTGCGCATAACTCCAGCATACAGCCGGGGATATAATACCTGGATTGTGTCCATAAGCTCATCAATCACAGGTAATATATCATTTATGTCATGATCTGCCACAAACTGCCCAAAATCCGTATTGCTGGACCATTCCACCACAGGTCCTGCTGCTCGTGAATAAAACACTGGTTCCTCGGCTCTTTCTTTCGGATACAAATTATCCCTGATAGTATAGAAAGCCGCTAATTTTATGCAGGTACTTGATGTGGGGTTTCTTTGCCCTTCGCATTCGGCAATAGCCTCCTGCAGATCACTTTCAGTTATCACAGAAGGCCACCTCCTTTACATATCGGACATAATGCGCTGCATTTTCTGCCGGATCTGATCATTGGGAGCCATAGCCATAAGCTCTTCCAGATCTGCTCTGAAATCATCCTCCGCACGGCTGTAGCCGCCTTCACTTGAATATCTACCCATAGCGTCCCTGCGTGCATTTCTGCCACGGCCACGGGCATAAGAGCCGCCACGCATATCCATGCCATCATCCATAGAATAATAGCTGTTGCTGCGTCCGCCACGATTACCGCCACGATTACCACGGGCATAAGAACCACCCATAGCATTGCTGTACTCGCTATCTTCTTCAAGCATCTCGATCTTAAGCAGATTTTTCTTTGTTTCTGTAAGCTTGTTAAGGTATTCAAGCTCTGCCATAGATAACTGCTGGCCACTTTCGGCTTTTTTCTCCAGATCCTTAAGCTCATCACAAAGATATTCGTATATCTTATGCATCTCTCTCACCTCCTATGCGATTCTGTTAATAACCAGATTTGCGTTCTGTACCTCTATTACATCCGCCGGGGCATCCGTAGTATTAGCGGCTACGGAATCCACCGACAGACTAAAGCAGCAACCTCTGGGCACCCTTATAATTGCAGTGCTGGTAACATTTCCCAGCTCTGCGGCCGCCTGTGGTGTATAGATGGCGCGGCTTGTAGGCCTCTGCTCACCATTAACCATGATAGCTACAGCAATAGGCGCCACAGTAGCACCATCCGGGAGCTGAATATTACCATTAAAGGTTACCTGATACGTTGCAAAGCACTGGTTAGTGATCCCACGGAGAATAAAAATCCCTGTTTCATCCTCATGATACACGTATCCTTTGGTGCAAGGGATAGATGCTGAAAATACTACCGGTGCATTAAGATTAACTTCCTGTACCGCATTAGCAAGATATTCTGCCGCCATGGTATCACCTCCTTATACGCCACAGCCACAACCACAGCCACAGCCGTTGTTCTGGTTGCAAGTGAAGATAGGCGTTCTTCCGTAAACAGGGGTAGTAGGAACAGGGCAATTATTCAGCCTGTTGTAAAGCTGATCTACCTCGTTAGCGAATCCCTGTGCTATAAAAGCATTCTGTGCGGTCTGGCTTGCCTGCAGGTTAGCCATATTAAGCTGTGTCTGAAGCTCTGAAATGCGGTCATTCTTTGCCTCAACCTGTGCCTTCACACCATCCAGCTCAAGCTGGCAAAGCTTATCCAGGATAGCCTGTGTGCCACGGGTCTGGCTGTCGATGATATCACGGGTATTCTGCATAGCCTGTGTTCTATCAGCGCAGTTTTCGGTAGCTACCGTGTACTTAAGGTCAGCGATTCCGGCTCTATTCTCGCAGCAGCAATTCTGCAGACCCATAGCGAGATCATTCATCCCGGATGTTACCGCTGTCTGTGCCGCAAATGCCTGCTGCATGTTTGCTATCTGGCGTGCATTTGCGCCCTGTTCAACGCCTGCAAAGCCGTTTGCAAGGCTCATCTGCATATCCCCACAGCAGTTGCAAAGCTGAGTGGACAAATTGCCGATGCTGTCACGAATACTCGTGATACCATCATTAATCATCTGGTCGCGGAAACCATTTGCAGTCTGAGTGTTAATGTTCTGCTGGCCCGTCATAAGCCAAGGAAAGTCACCATTTCCACCACCAAAGCCGTTGCCACCCCATCCATTGTTGCCCCAGCCTAAAAGCAGGAGCAGGATAATCCATGCCCAGTCGCCGCCGAATCCGTTACCGAATCCGCCATTGTTGCCACCGTACATAGGCGCTACAGGCATTACCATGTTGTTGCTGTCACCATCTGTTAAAGCCATTGTTTTTACCTCCTATAAAAATTTTTATTTACAACCGCGCGCACGGTATGTTACAATATCCATACAAAAAAAAATAAGCCGAAACATACTATCCAAAAACATCCCCGTTAAGCCCCCCTTTTCAGGGATGTTTTTATTTTACATACCAAACATTTTTCTTAATTGGTTTGCTCTTTCCACAGCCTTGTTATAATCTTCCTGGGTTATTTTCCCGGAATTAAGCATCTGCTGGATCTGCTTGTTAGGATCCCCGCCTATTTGTGCTTTTAACTGCTGTACCCTCTGCATAAATTGGTTGAAAAATAAGGGGTTATTCATCCTGCTTACCTCCTTTTGACTTACGCTCAATCAGTTTTTCCACACGATCTGCCAGCGCGGAAAATTCATCCCTGGTCACATAATCAGCATGATCCTGGATAACTGCCGGGGCAGTCTGCCCGCCCTGATCTCTTATCGTATAATCCAGGATCTTCATGGTAGGCATCCCGGATGCATCCGCAGACTTAAGATAAATGGTCTGCGCTTCACTATCCCACAGCTGCACTGTAGTGTTAGGCGCTACCAGATAAGACTTTGCCCCGGCTTCGCCCTGCACCCATATAATCCCATTCTGCTGCTGCTGCACAGGCATCTGCGGCTGTACCTGCGGCTGCGGTACCGCATTTTGCTGCATAGGAAAATATTGATAATTTATCGGAAAATTATAAGCCATGATCTAACCCTCCAAATACCAGACATAGATAGGAATTTCACGCGAACTATCCCAGCTATCATACAGATCACCATCCACTACTGTGGCTACGTGCCCACCAAAAGCCAGCACATAGGTACCATAAGGATTATCCGCGCAGAAATCAGCGGCAGTGTAACAATTCGGGCAAGTATTTGGGATAGATTTACGATAAAATCCTTCCTTACGCAGGACTGCACCCCACACAGAATCAGAACTCGGCATATCGCCCATCTCGTATCCTGCTTTGCAGATCATAAGATAGGCTGTTTCCCAGTCTACCTTTAAGGCCTTTGATAATGCCCTTACCGCACAATCACCAACCATTCGCCCTGTAGGATTCGGATTATATTTTATCCACATAGATTCTGCCCTCCAGATAAAAAAAGCGTATCAGAGAAGGGCAGTAGAAAAAATGAAATATAAGTGCATTTTAAGTGCAATTTTTAGCCGCTTGATTTTATACGAAAAAAGAGATATAATATTTATTGCGAGGGTGTTAAAGTACAATCATCAAAATCTCATGAAATCAGTATCCTAATCCATCCGGATACTGATTTTTATTTTGCACGAAAAAAGCAAGTGCTGTAACACTTGCTTTTTAAGAAAGGAGTGTATCATGCCAAATGCCTAAAAACCTTATCCTGCTCTCGGTATATTATGTTTTTCGTCTGCCTAACTGATAGTCCAAATTCTTCACTTAATGGCTCAAAACAGATACCATCAATAAGCCTACGTTTTAACAGCTTACGATCTCTTTCTGAATGTATCCAGGTATCAATAGCAGCCGCGATTTCAAGATTTGAATACTCAATCATTTTTTCTTCGGTCTGCCGGC